ATCAGCGATTGTGCTTAGTAAAGTTGCCAAACTGTTTATTGGTATGGCAAAAGGAGGCGTAAGTATTGGAAAAGGATTGTTTGGCGTAAATCCAGAAACAGGGACATCTCTTGTGGGTTCCATTATTGGAAAAGCTACGCTTAGTGAAGCATTAGATGGGAGTGTCGTTGCTGGAGGAAGTGGATTACTGGGACTGTTTGGGAAAACTGGAATGGCGCTAGGTTCTGGTGCGACATCTGGAGCGGGACTTGCCGCTGCTGGAGGTGGTGCGATAGCTGGAGGCATTGCTGCGGGCGCAACCTTGATAAGTAGTGCATTAGATACATACAAGGCAATTAAGTCCGACAATAAGGAAGAGTCAAAAGCTTACGGAGAGTCAGCAGCATGGAAAGCCGGTGGAGTTGCTGCTGGAGCAGCTACAGGTGCTGCGATAGGTACTCTTATTCCTATTCCTGGAATTAGCACAGCGATAGGTGCTTTAATTGGTGCTGGTGTTGGAGGTATTACGGGTTGGATTAAGGGAAATAAGATAAAGGAAAAATACCAAGAAGAATATCAGGAAAATGTAGAAGAAATGCAGAAGGAGGCGCAAAAGGCACAGAAAGTCTTTGAGGCTACTGGATTTGCAATTGAAGATGTGACATTTAAGAATAAAGCATTAGTCCAGGCTATGAATGACTCTGAGGTATCGGCAGGTCAGTTTGCTTTGATGTTTCAAGAGGAGTGTGCGAATGTTGCCAAGAAAGCATTTGGTGACATTTCCCTGTCTTTGGCAGAAGTAAAGAAAGTTGCAAGTGAAATCACTTTTGGTAATATGGCAGAGGGATTAAATATGTTTGCACAGGTAACATCTGACGCAGAAGCAGCGCTAAACAGCCTGGAATTGTCTGTTTCCGATCTGAAAAAGGAGAATTGGAAGGTCGGTCTTAATATGGAATTATTAGAAACAGATAAAGACAGCTACAAAGGTGCAATTGAAAATTTCCTTAATGCAAGTCAGACCTTCATTGATGATAACCATTATCAAGCGACCGTTGCGCTTAAACTGCTGACAGGAGAGGAAGCAGATACTTCCAGTCTGGATAGCTATTATGAGGGAGTAAAAAATCGGGTAAATGATTTAAGTGCAGAACTGACAGATACAATGAATGCTGCATTAGAAGATGGGATTATTATGCCAGATGAGGCGAAGGCATTGGAGGAACTACAGAGCCAGATTGCAGAAATTACAGGAAAAATAGCAAAGGCAAAGACTGATGCAGAGTTTCAGGCTTTGCAGATTAAGCATAAGGGAGCTGCTCTTGATGCAGATAGTTTTAGTGCAGTTCAAGTGGAAGCACAGGAACAGAAGTCAGCTGGGGAAAAACAGTATTACAATGCATTAGTTGAAACAATCACCAATCTTAATTTGCAGTATACATATGGCACAATTACAGATGCAGAGTATCAAGATAAATATGAACAAGCAATGGCGGGATATCAGGCAAATATAGAGGAACTAGATGTAAATGTACGAACCTTTAATCTTGATAGTATTGCTACTGCGTTTGAGGAACAGCTTTCAGATTTTATGCCAGAAATGGAAGGTTCTTTGTCCGAAAAATTAAGTGAGGTTCTAAATAATACAATTATAGAACACCCAAATATAACAGCTTGGACAGACACAGACATTATTAAGTGGATTGGACTGGATAAGCTTAATATTGATTCAGCAGATCAGGCTACAATTGCATTGGATTTAAAACAGACAGCGTTAGCAGTACCAGAAGAAACAAAAAGGCAACTTATCGCCAACTATTTAAAACAGGTACCAACAGCAGAAGAAATTAGAGACGCTGTAGATTGGTCTTCTTTAACCAATAATGATGTAAGTAATATGCTACAACAAGTTGGCGTTGTGATACCAGATAATGGTATAAAACAAGTGGATATGCCTCTTGAGGAATGGGCAAGACAGTTCGGAAAAGATTACGATGAGTTAATAGACGATTATGCAGAACAAATGAGTAATTCTTTAGTTGACAATAAAAGTGTGGAAAATCTATCCGCTTTTACAAAACAGTATATGCCTAATTTTTCAGCTTCAGATGATGCTAGAAATATTAAAGATATTATGGCGCAGTATGGTCCAGTCTCAAATGAGCGTTATGATGAATTAATAAAGGAATGGGAAGATACAGGAGTTGATTTTGGCACAGCGCTTAGTCATGGCGCTTCAGCAACTTTATTAGATTCTTCACCTCTTTTAAGAACAGATATGCAGACAGCATTGGAAATAGCTACAGCGAGTCCGTTTTCTATTAATCCATCTATAAATATGACACCAGCCTATAATATTACCACCCCTACACTTCCAACGGTTAGCCAAGAGACAGACGGTCATGCGGCAGGCGGCTATGTAAGCGGTGGTCCACAGCTTTCCTGGCTGGCAGAGGAAGGATATGGTGAGTTTATTATTCCCACCAATCCAAGCAGACGATCCAGAGCATTAGAACTTTATAAGCAGGCGGGTGACGCATTGGGAGTGTCTGCACATGCCAGTGGTGGTTATGTAGGAGGCTCTATTTCTCATAATACAGCAGGTAACTATAATTTATTCAATGATGCAAACAAATACGCTTCTACAGCCTATAACGAAACCACACAGGACAACCATAATGAAGAAACTACACAGATATATGAACCTGTATCAGCAGAAAGGGAAAGCAGTTTAAACAGTCCTCCTATACAGGTAAATGTGAGTGTGGCACCAGAGTTTGTTATTCATGGAGGTGATGGACAGAATGAAGAAAGTATTATGCAGATTATTAGAAGGCATATGAAAGAATTGGCAGATGAATTAAACGGTGAGATTGCTGCAACATTGGAAGAAGTTTTTTCTAATATGCCATTAAAGGAGGCGTAGACTATGGACATAAAATTGATTCCTGTTGGAAGTGGTGCAAAGTTTACGTTTCCGGCATTGCCAGAAAAAATACAGGGAAAATATGGTGCAAAATACCAGAGTTTTGACATTATCTCTCAAGGCACAGTGAAAATTCCAAAAGGGACCGCAGTATCAGAGTTTTCATGGGACGGTGTTTTTTTTGGAAAATCTAAAAAAATGGAACCGATTGTAAGACAAAACAGTTGGAAGGAACCAAAGGAATGCGTAAAAATACTAAATAATTTTATTAAAAATGAAACAGTATTGAATCTGATTGTGACAGGCACATGGATTAATATAGACGTTACAATCTCCTCTTTTCAAGCGCGGCCAATAGGTGCATATGGAAACGTTGAATATTCCATAACTTTTGTGCAAAAAAGCTTTTAGAAATTTATACAACAGAAGAACTTGGAATTGTAAAAACAGCGCCAAGAAATGATTCTGGCGATTCTTCTAAAGGAGGAAGTACCTATACAGTGGTAAGCGGCGACACCTTATGGGGGATTGCAACAAAAAAATTGGGAAGTGGCAGCAAATGGACTGTTATCTATGATGCAAATGCTGATACAATTGAGGCAGAGGCAAAGAAACATAAGAAATCTAGTTCCGATCATGGGCATTGGATATGGCCTGGAGAAGTTCTAACCATACCAGGATAGGAGGCGCTGATGATTGATTTAGCGAATATAAAGTATCATGCTATAGTAATGGATGCATCTGGAAATCAGTATAATATTGGCGACTTTATTCAGAATTTAGGTTGGGAAGAAAATGAAAACGAAATTTCTATGCGTTTGTCCTTTACAGTACGCAATCATGAGACAGCAAAGGGGTATTTGTCCAGTCTTATTAAACCTGGCTGCCTTATAGGAATCTTTGCTACAGATGGTGTTATCAGTGAGGAAGTTGCCAGGGGATATGTAGAAAACTGGAATCAGGTGGAAAAGAATAGTGAGAACAGCTTGAAATGTACCTGCTATGACGAATTGTATAAATTGCAGAAAAGCCAGGATAACCGATACTATCCTTCTGGAACTGGAACAAAATCCGCAATTGAGGGGATTTTTAATGATTGGGAGATATTGCAGGGAGATTATAAGGGACCCAATGCCTCTCATGGGAAAACAGTGTGTAATAACAAGTATCTGTCAGATATTATACTGGAATTTTTAGATGATGCAGTTAAAAAAGGCGAGAAAAAGTGCATGATACAGGCAGCGAAAGGCTATACCAGTGTAATTCCGTGGGGCAGCAATAAAACTGTATATGTGTTTTGTGTAGAGAATACACAGTCCTTTAGCAAAAATATTAGCACAGAAAATTTAATTACTAGAGTGAAAGTAGTTGGTCAGGCAGATAAGCAAGGGAAACACAGTGTAGAAGCTACACTGAATGGAGCGGTTCAGTATGGGATTCGGCAAAGGATTTATACCAGAGGAAAAGAGGAAACATTAAGTGATGCAAATCTGGCGGCACAAAAGATACTAGAGGACGAGGGCAAGATTGAAAAGAAAATGGCAGTACAAGCACCAGATGTTCCATTTATACGAAAAGGTGATCTAGTCTACATTATAAGCAGTATAACATCAAGTTATTATTATGTTAAAAGTATTCAGCATAATGCAGAATCCTATAACATGTCCATGGATTTGGAGTACGCTGAACCAGAAGAAATAAGTGGAAATAGTGATAATAATGGACAGGAGAAGAAAGCATATCAGGTAGGAGATATTGTGAACTTCCACGGTGGTACACACTATGTCAGCAGTTATTCTGATGCGAAAGGATATTCTGCAAGCGCTGGAAAGGCAAAAATTACTATTAAAAATGGTTCAGGCAAAGCGCACCCATGGCATCTAATCCATACAGATAGTGGCAGTAATGTATATGGGTGGGTAGATGATGGAACATTTGATTAGAGGAGGGTATAGATGGAAGGATTTGACGGACACCCTGGCACAGCAAAACTAGCAACTGTCTTGAGCGAAAGAATGAGAAAAGAAACAGAATCACCTTTTGTTTTAGATTTTGGAGAAATACAGGGAAATTACAGTCTTGTAACAAATACTTTTCCAGTTCCAATACCAAAAGGTGATTACTCTGTTTGCAGGTCCATTAATGGGTATCCGCTAGGGACATCAGAGTCTAGCTGGATAGGGCATATACAGGGGGATAAACATATACATGATAATCCTTCAGGGTTTGGGGGACACAGCCATGATGTATTACTGCCAAAATTAAAAGCAGGAGATCGTGTTTTAGTGGCATGGGTGCAAAGTGAAGCGGTGGTAATAGATGTAATTGAGCAATCATAAGAAGGAGGCGAGACAGATGTCACAACCACTATTCCCAGTGGTGCAAGTACCAGAATTTACACCACAAAATACAAGATATGATATGGAATACAGGCGAAGTGCAAAATGGGACCCTGTAACCAATGATTTTGTTAGAGATGGTGCGAACCGTATTGTAGAATGTGATGGAAAAGAGGCTTACGCTATATGGTGTATCCGGCTTCAGTCAGGGGATAGGGGAATGGTTTCTGGGGTGTCTTATCATTCTGTATGGTGTTTTAAGATTGCACAAACAGAGCGGTACCGCTGTCTTGCGTATCCAGGCTCTATTGGCGTTGAGATGGAACGTGCTTTGGATAATGACGATGTAGAAACAGTGGAATCTATGGTGCAGAGAACCATTACAGAAGCGCTTATGGTAAATCCTAGGACAGAGGACGTTCTGGATTTTGAATTTTCCTGGGAAGGTGATAGTATGCATTGTAAATTTAAAGTAAAAGGTGTTGATTGTGATAAGGAAATCACAATTACGATTTAAGAGGGGGAGAGGATATGCAGCCGGAATTTATAAGACCAGATTTTATCGAGAATAACAGTGCAGAGGAAATCCATCAGCGAATGATGAACAACCTTCCAGCAGATATTGACAATATGCCAGGAGGCTTTCCCTATGATTTTACAAGACCTGCTGCACTAGAGAAAGATGAATTTATTAATTACCATCTGGTAAGGGCTTTAATGATTGCTTTTCCCCAATATGCATGGGATAACTGGTTAGATCTTCACGGGCAACAGGTGCATCTTGAAAGGCACCCGCCAAAGTGTGCATCAGGAAAAGTGAAAGTTACTGGCACACCAGGAACAATTATAGCAGAGGGAACAATTTTTTGCACACCAGCAACGGACAGTGGACCATCTATTCTGTTTTATTCTACAGAAGAAAAAGAAATTGAGGCGGAAGGGACAATTCTTATTCCTATATTAGCGGTGGAAAGTGGTTCCAGTTCTAATGTGCCAGCAAATACTGTAACCCTTATGGCAAAACCAGATAAAAACATCACAGAGGTAATTAATCCAGAACAGATAACAGGAGGAACCGAAAGGGAGAGCAACGACAATTTCTATGATAGAATTGCGGTGGAATATGACAATAGTTTAACTTTCTTAGGGAATGATAGTGATTATATTCGGTGGGCAAAAGAGTCTGGTGCTGGTGACTGTATTGTGATTCCAACAGCAGAGGGACCAGGAACAGTAAAAATTGTTTTGGTAGATGCTAATGGTCAGCCAGCCAATGATGAGCTTGTACATAAAGTATACAATTATATTGTATCCCCAGAAGATAGAAGTAAAAGGCTGCTGCCTACTGCC